AGTGGTTAGAGCAGGCGACTCATAATCGCTTGGTCGCTGGTTCAAGTCCAGCAGGGGCCACCAAATTTTCCTTTTAAAATCATGATTTTAAGCCACTCTAGCGAGTGGCTTTTTTATTGGACTAAATCAGAGTGGCGATGAAATGGCGATGTATTTTTTTTACCGCCGCTCAATGCAGACGAAAACAATCAAGTTTTAGCTCTTGTTTATCCCCTTAAAGGGATAATTTCGAATTTATACCCCGCAAGGGATATTAAAAAAAAACCCGCACAAGGCGGGAATTTTTTATAACCAAGTAAACTGGCTTTGACCCGTTCGGGTCGGGTGAGGTGGTGCCGGAACGACAATACCCGGAGTGGCAATATATCGCTCAACTGACTCCATTGTGACAAATGTGCAGCTGCAATTAATATTTGTGCATTGGTGATATCGTTCTTTGGTATTTTCGCTTAGGTAACGACTACTGCGCGCATGTGCAGCGTGCTGACACTTCGGACAATGGAACATAATGCGCCTCGAAATTCACTTTTAGTGAATGAATGATACTCACTTTTTCACCATTTGAGAATGATTTTATTCCCTTGCCTCTTCCGAATCGTAATCGACATCCGATAATTTAACCTCAAGCTCTAGAGAAGTCGTGAAACCACCGTTACTGAGGGAGTGAGTCACTTTAGTGATTATCCACGACTGCTCGTCTATAACGCGCTTAAAGCCCGTAACCCTTACAGGCGTCTCAGGGTAGAGATCGGCGCGACCCATCGCGAGACTAATTGAAAACTCCGCAACGCCCCGCTGCAATTTATCCCACTTTGCCTGAGCTGCGCGCATGGCCTGTGCTTTGCTGGCAAAAATTGTTGTCAGCGCGAATACGTTATCGGCTTCTCCGGCCATGTATTCGCCCTCTCGCGCTTCCGGCTCCTTCGCGGGTGTCTTCGCTTTCGGGTGAGCAACGGCTCCGTTTTTCTTTTCCTTCTCCTTGCGCCTGAGTTTGACCTTTTGCGCCTGCGGTTTCGGGTCTTTCGTGTGCAACCATTTTGCAGTCACGCCCGTATACGCGCCCCGGTCGGCTATCGAAAACTGGTGGCGATCGCCATCACTGCGCGAAATTGTCACAAGTGGGATAGCCTTACCGCTGGCCGTTACACCGCGCCCGGCTTTGATTAAAAGCAGCTTACCCGCCTTGACTGACACCTCGCCGCCGTTGCGCTCAGCGAGCCGGGTCAGAAATTTGACGTCGGACTCCTGCGACTGGTCAACATGCGGCAGTGGAATATTTGCCAGCTCGGGTGCGACGCTCGACCCCAGCTTATTACGGGCGGCGATTGCCTCAACCACACCGCCGAGCGTGGTATCATGCCATGACTCTTCCCGGCGTGAGTTCAGGGAACCGCGAAAATCAGCACTACGCGCGCGAACAGTAACGGTATCGGGCGCGCCTCGATGTTCGACTTCATCCACGGTAAAGCTACCTTTTCCCACCAGGGCAAATCCTTTCCAGCCGAGAAACAGCGTCAGCACCGCGCCCCGGATCGGCAGTTCGACCAGCCCGTCAGCGTCGTCGAGCTCAATGTCGAGCTGGTCGGCTTCAAACCCCCGGTTGTCGGTAAGCGTCAGGCTCTTTAATCTGTCGCTGATATTTCCGGTGATGTCCTTGCTGTTTATCGTCAGCATAAACGCCGGGGTAAGCACCCCACCGGCGCTGTTTGTCAGTGCATCCAGCATTTCAAGCCCCCATCATGCCTGTTACTTTGGTCGCCATTTCTCCCGCCTTACCGACAAGGGATTGCACCTGTTTACCAATATCGCCGTAAAGCGCCGCCAGTGACGGATCAACGCGGGTGAGTGTCATCGTGAAATCAATTTTTCGTGCGGTGCCGTCAGAGAAAAACAGACTGCCCGTCTCGCTGATTTTGTTAATGACGTACATCCCGTAAATTATCCCGCTACCATCGAGAAGCGGCCACGCTCGCCCCTCTTCGGCCATCAGTCTGACCGTGGTCATTGTCATCTTGCCGCCAGTCATTTCGGGATACAGCACACCCGCAAGGGTAATTGTTTCCTCCCCGACCCCGAGAAACTGATAAGCATCCCGCTGCCCTACACGTGGATTTGACGGCCAGCGGTATTCCGTATCGCGCTGAAGGGTCTGAAAGGGCAGGGTCTGACGCATAAAGACAAACATGCCTAACGTGAGCATCATTCTGTTTTTCCTCCTTAGCCGTCGTGCATCATGCTGGCGCGGGTGCGCGCTCGTTTATCGCGCTCATGTTTTTCGAGCGCGTCCTGCAACTGGCGGTCAAGCTGGTTGCCGGGCGCAACGCCGCCCTGAAGCGTGATGTGATAATCGTTTTTACTCTGGTCAACATAAGAGCGACCAGCCGGGGCTGTGACAGGTTTATATGCCTGATAGCCTGCCGCCTGACTGGTTGCCGGGATATAGCCTCCGCCCTGTGTTACAGCACTGGCTTTTGCGGCAGTCTGGTCAAGCGTGCCCGACTCCTTATTGATGACCCCGAGCTTTTCGAGCACCCAGTCAATCCCGCTTCGCAGCTTGTTAAAGGCATTGAGCGGAAACAGCAGCGCATCAGCCAGCGCTTTACCAAACATCACGCCTGTTTCCCGGCAACTGTTGAGGGTGTCCTGCGTCGATTTCACCGGCGCTATCAGGTTCGTGAACCATTGCCACGCTGCCTGAAGCTTTTGCCCCAGCCAGTCAAACACCGGCCTGAGCGGGGCGAACAAATCCGCGACCGGTGCGAATGCCATCCGTAACCCCTCAATGACGCCCCCGAAAAAGGCGCTGATGGGCTCCCAGTATTTGCGAATTAACAGCGCCCCGGCGACGATAGCCGCGACGACGGTCACCACCGGCCATGAGATCGCACCGATAGCCGTGACGATAGCGCCTCCGGCAATACTGAACCCGGTCGCGAATAATCCCGCCCCTGCAATCAGTGCGTTGATACCCGCCATTACCGGCCAGATAACCAGCCCCACGCCACCGAGCACCGCCGCAAGCCCGGCGATCGCCCCGGCTATCATGACCAGATTTGAGGTCAGGGCAGGATTAGCACTTACCCAGGCATTCAGCTTATCAAGCCATGCGCTGGCGCTTTTCGTCAGGGTGCGCAGGTGGGTATTCATCCCGGTAAATACGTTAAACCGCAGCCCTTCAAAAGATCCCTGCAGGCGAGCCACATCGCCCGAGAGGTTATCGCGCAGGGTTTTACCCATGCTTTCGGCTGCGCCGCCGACGTCGCCGAGCTGGTTTTTAACCCCGGCCAGCGCCCCGAGGAAAGCGGGTATCTGGTCAATCGATAAATCCTCTATCGGTGTGCCAAAGAGGGAGATCGCCGCGTTTGCCCGTTCCGCCGGGTCTTTGATGGCAAGCAGTCCTTTCGCCGTTTTCTGCATTGCCGCGCGCGCCTTGTCGCCGCCAGTGGCAATGTCGCGTGACATCTTCGCGGCACTGAGTCCGATTTGTTCATAAGCGGCCACGCTGTTTTTAGACATATCCGAGCCACGGATACTGAATTCCTTGATGGCATCGCCGGTTTTATCGAGCGCGAACTTGCCCTGTTTCGACATATCGACAAGCAACGACATCGCTTCAGCGCCGGTGAATCCCATGTTGCGGAAGTGGGTCGAGTATTCGTGAAGAATTTCCGGCATTTCACCGCGCATTTCAGCAGATACGCGCTGCATACCCGAGACAATCAAATCGAGCGCCTCGTCGCTGTTGGCCGCAAGCCCGTTTTTCATCATGATCGCGGCAATCTGGATACTCTCGGCGGTGTCGGTGCCGAAAGTGGTCTGCATGTCCAGTGCCTTACGGGTGATGCGGTCGAGCTCTGCCTCGCCCACGGTGCCGAGCGTACCGAGCGTGCTGCGCACCGCTGACACCGCCTCTGTGATTTTCCCGATATCCTCGCTTACGCCCGAGGCGTTGATACGCTGAATGACGTCGGTGTACTGCGTGCCTTTCGCGGCGTCTTCACCCTGACGGGCTGCAATCATTGCCCCGCTTTGTTGCGAGTGAATTTCGGGCGCCATCAAACGACTACCGGCATACAGGGCGGCGGTTCCCGCCCCCAGTGCGGCGGCGCTGACGTTTCGCACGCTCGCCGCCGCTGCCTTGCCGCGCTCGTAGCGCTGGCTAACCGCGTTCAGCCTTTCCTGTTGCTGGCTGACGCGCGCCAGTGCCTCGCGCTGGCGGTCGATGTTGGCCGTCGTTGCCGCGATGCTGTTTCGCAGGGTGCGCCCGGCGCTGGACAGGTTGCGGGTATCGATGCCGGATTGTTGCAGCTCAGTACGCTGGCGCTGCGCGGACTGGCGCAGGGAGTTATATTTTTCCTGCATTCCCGCCGCGCTGCGTTTAGCACTCTCAAAGGCTTTGACCTGCGCCGCCGTCGGGCTTGCCGAGTTTCGCATCTGTACGCCCAGCGCCTCGGCCTCAGCTTTCGCCTTTTTCAGCGCCTCGCCGGTGACGGCCAGTTGTCCGCTGACAGTACGAAACCCCTCAATACGGCGCGCCTGTGCGTTAAGCTCCTTCAGCTCATTCTGTGAGCCACGGATATCACCCGCCAGCGTTTTGCTGGCGGTTTGCACCGCCTTAAAGGGTCGCGTCGCCTGGTCAACAGCCTTGAGTAATACCTGTAACTTAACGTTTTCACTCATTCGTGTGTCCGCTTCGCTGGAGCGCTTTATCGCGCCATGTGACGAGCTCGGTCAGGCTCAGGGGATACAGCTCTGATGGCGGCCAGTGGAAAATAACGGCCACATCCGCCATCAGGTCATCGACCGATAATTTTTCCGCGAAATCTAACGTGCCGAGCTCGGCGACAAAAAACCGACCACCTGACCGGCCAGCGCAACGAGATCGGGCAACTCCATCGCGGCGACCTCCTGCTCGGTCAACATCGGCGCAGTCATGCGGGGCAGCACTTTAATCAGTGCGTCTACTTCGGAGTTAGCGACGGCGGCAAGGCTGACGCCGCGCAGCGTTCCGGCATTGGGTTTAATCAGGGTGATTTCAGTAACCAGCTGGTCGCCGCGTTTCAGGGGTTTTTCCAGGGTAACAACGTTTTCTTTGCTCATGATTATCTCGGTTCAGATTCGTGTGAAGTTAACCGGCCAGCACTGCTGACCGGCAGATTTTTACAGGCCGATATTACGGCGGTGCTGCTCCAGCCGGTCAACGCCGTTCACCTTCTCAATCATGTTGATGGTGTCGATTTCAACCAGCTCTTTACCGTTCATCGTCAGCTTGTAGTAAGTGCAGATAACCGGGATTTTTGACTCGGTATCTTCTCCCTGCTGACCTTCGCCGCTGTCGATTTCCTTCTGACGGCCACGCATGACCACTTCGACCGCGACAGTTTCGCCAGTGTCGTCACGCTGGTAAGAGCCTGCGAAACGAATCGGCACGGCATCCGCACCCGTTGCGGCGTAGAACGACCAGATAACTTCATCCGGGAAACCGCCGAGCGACCACTCCATCGAGAGCGCATCGTCATCGAGACCGAGGTCAACCGGTGCCGAGCCATTCATCCCCGCCCCGCGATAGTTTTCGAGCTTTCGGGTCAGCTTTGGCAGGGTGACGGTTTTCGCCACCCCCTGATAGCTGTAGCCGTCTAAAAAGACGTTCATCAGTTTGAGCTTTCGCGGCATTGCCATTTAGTCAGGCTCCTTATTTGCTGTTGACCGAAGACACCAGATTCGCCAGATATTTATCTGTAATGCGCTGGCGCAGGGTCAGATTTTCAAGAGGGGGAACCGGTGTGTAGTCGTAATCGATAAACAGCTTTCCGGCCTTGAGTGTCTCCTTATCGTTGGCCTCTTCATCAAACCAGCAGGTAGCATCAACGATGTACCCGTTTGTTTTGAGTTCGCGGAATTTGGCATTGATGCCGTCAACGATGTCGCGAATTAACGTCGCGGTAATAGGTTTATCGACCGCCCACATGTGCGCCTCGGCCATCGTGTCGGCGATAACCTGCGCGGTTCGGGTGTAGTTCTCAAAAAGGAATAATGGATCGTCTGAACAGGTGCGGTTGCCCCAGAAGCGGAAACCATCCTTTCGAATCAGCGTGGTGACGCCTGCCTCGTTGAGCAGGTCGGCATCGGTGCCCGGCTCCTGCAAATCCCAGAAAACTGATGCACTGATGCCGGTGACCCCATTCACGCCAACGTTTGACAGCGTTTTATGCCAGCCCTGCTCCTGGTCGATTTTGGCACGCAGACCCAGCGCGCGCGCCGTTGCATAGGCAGTAGCCGTGACGTTAGTGACCGTATCCCATGCGAGGAAATCCGGCCAGATGACCATCAGCTCGCGCTGGCTGAAGTTATCGCGGTATTTAATGGCTTCAGACAGGGTTTTACAGCCCCATGCGCTGACGTAACCAAAGGCGCGCAGTTTCTGACAGACGGGCGCAAGCGCGGTTGCTACCTCCAGCGAATCCAGACCCGGCACGCCGAGAATGCGCGGCTTAACGCCGGTGACGGCTTCGGCAGTGAGCAGGGCTTTCAGGCCTGTATACTTCCCGCTTTCATCCGTTGTGCCGATGATGTTGGAAATCGTCTGCGCGAGCGCTTCTTCCGGGTCTTCGCTGTTACCTTCTTCAACGCGTACCACAACGGTGACGGGTTTTGACTGGTCAGCAATGGCCTGTAACGCCGTGGCGAGCGTGCCTTTTTTACCGGCTTTTGCAATGGCACTTTGTACGCCGGTAATCAGTACCGGTTCATTGAGAGGAAAGGTCGCGGGATCGGCATCGCTGGCCGTGCAGACCATACCGACAATCGCGGTTGAGACGGTGGAAATAACGCGCGTGCCGTCGTTGATTTCGACAACCTGCACGCCATGATGAAAGTCACTCATCCGTTTAACTCCGTAGTTAAGGGGTGCAACCATTTTCTGTTGTGCTGATGGCTGGCGCGACTATTCAGGGTTTGTGTGTCTCTGGCACAACGAACAAAAAAGCCCTCCGGGTGGAGGGCTTGCGTTATTCAGGCACTGGCGGCCATTCGACTGATGACGGATCGGCAGTGCTGACCCGGCTCAGTAACACAGTGTAGGTTTCCCACTGCTCAAGCCGTTGCACCTCATCGGGGGTGGCAATACCGAGCTTAACCGCCCGGCTCAGTGGGGCGATGATTTCCTCTGCCTCAGCCATGAGCGCCATCTTATGTGATTCCGCTCGGGCGATACGCTCACCCGTCGTCAGCGGTGGCGGCTCAGACAGCACTGGCTGACCGTATTCATTCGGCACAATGACTTTTTCCGTGTTGTTGTCGATTAAATACTGATACCAGCGCGCCGAGATAGGCAGGGCATCATCAGGCCAGCCGGTCTCTGATTGTTCATAGTCAGGCTTCATGGACAAATAGAAAAAACCATTCAGTGAGGGGCTGTAAAAATATTGTTCTTCCATCGGTTAGTGTCCTGTTGCTTTCCAGAATAACGGGAAATTCTGATTTGCGTTAAGCCGTGCGGTCGTATTCGAATATTGTGAAACCGAGCATTCAAGTGTACCGGCTATGTTTGCCGTATAAGGTGTAACCTGAATATTCCGGCACGCATTCGGGAACGCGATCGGAAATGTGATGTTCTGATATCCGCCGGTCTGGTTGGTAAATCCCCACTGAAGAATCATTCCCGTGGTCGTTTCTTTAAACCACCCGTTAACCCCGTTCCCGATTGTGTTTTTTGCGCCGTACTTAGCATCGCTTTCGGCCTTCGTGTATGACCCGATTGCACCCGCCGAAATCGTGATATTGGCCGTGCCATTAAATGCCACACCGTTAATGGTGCGTGCGGTCTGTAACTGCGTTGCAGACACCGCATTACCATTCGATGCCAGCGCACCAATCTCAGCCGGGGTGGGCTTGTTCGACGCGTCATATTGTTTTGTCCAGGCTGTCCACGTACCGCCGTACATCGTGCGAATGTAGCTACGTGAATTGTTGTACGTGCGGTAAATCTGCGTGATCCCGGCGTGTTTAAACACTTCCAGCGAACCGGCCACCGCCTCGGGGTAATTTGCCCCGGTTTGCGCCTGCGCGTTCGCTGGCTGGTAATACAGACCAGCAGTAGTGTAATCATTCAGGTTTGCGGCGTTACCAATACCGGCAGCTAGCTGAAAAACATCCGACGGATACAGCTGAATATCGCTCGATTCCCCACAGCCCTTGACTGTCCTTGTCGAGGGTACGCGCCCGTTTGCATTATCGTTAGCCGCCTTGACCGCTTTCGGCGTCGCTGCTAGCGCCTCAGACGCGCTGTCGACTGCACTCGATAGCTGAACAATCCCCTTCTGCGCCGTGGTGGCGTCCTGAGCGGTGTATTTACCCTTTGCAAGGTCATACGCCGCCTTAACTGCTTTCGGCGTTGCTGCGACGCTCTCAGACGCGCTGTCGGTCGCACTTGATAGCTGGACAATGCCCTTTTGCGCCGTGGTGGCGTCCTGAGCGGTGTATTTACCGTTGGCAAGGTCATATGCCGCCTTGACTGCTTTCGGCGTTGCTGCGACGCTCTCAGACGCGCTGTCGGTCGCACTTGATAGCTGAACGATACCCTTTTGCGCCGTGGTGGCGTCCTGAGCCGTATATTTACCACTGGCAAGGTCATACGCCGCCTTAACTGCTTTCGGCGTCGCTGCGAGCGCCTCAGACGCGCTGTCGGTGGCGCTGCTCAGTTGTACGAAACCCTTTTCTTTCAGCGAGGCGTCAGGATGTCGGAGCGATTGCTCATGCTCAGCAAGCCTGTCATCAACATAATCTTGTGTGGCCATCACCAGTGTCGTATCGATGGCCAGCTCGACTGATGCAATATCGCTCACCATGATAACCATGCGCACCGTCTGCGCGCGGCCTGACCCCTCGGCCAGCTCCGGCTTATAGCTTTCCGCCATATTACCGACGGCAATCAGCGTGCCGGTGTCATCATAGAGCCCGGTTTCTCGCATCCAGAATCCGCCTTCTTCCGGCGGGATGACCAGCTCGGCCACGACATAATTTTTATTCTTTTTGTCCTGGTTGATTTTATTCAGCGCATGGCGCCAGACCTCATTAACCAGCTTTGTTTGCCCGGCGTCAGGCTCGGGCAGTTTCCCGCCACCGTCGCCGACGGCCATCGCCGTAAAGTTCACTTTCTTCCCGTTGGGTAGGGTCGCCGCCGCCAGTTTCGCCGCTCCGGCTTTGGTGATCACCGTTTTATATTTCACTGTCATATTGCTCTCACTTAGCCCGGATAGATGGTGATGATGTCACCGTCATAGGTCAGGGCTCCGACGTACAGGGAGCCCGGCACGTCCTGAATAATGTTCAGGCCGATGAGGTGGCGGCTTGCCGGTTTGGCGTCAGCAATAAGCCGCTCCATTTCGTAATACATTTCCTCAGTGATACCCGTTTCCAGCACGCCAATATCAAGCCGGAAAGTGCCGGGCGGGTCGCTGGTTTCCCACCACTCGGACACGTTAATCAGGTAGCCTAGCGGCTCAACGACGCGGCGCACTGCCCCAATCGTTCCCTTGTGGGCATGGATAAACCACGCGTTACGGATCACTTCGCGTTTCGTTTCTTCCGGCCAGTTCTCATCCCACCGGTCAACCGAAAATGCCCAGGCAAGCCACGGCAGCAAATTGACCGGGCAGTCGTCAGGGCTCCACAACCGGCGCAGGGGGATCGGGGTGTTTTCAATTTCTGCACAGGCGCGCGCCGCCGCGACTTCAAGCGATGAAGAGCCAACCGGCAAGAGGCGGGTTTTACTCATCGTTGCCGCCCACCGTTACGCTGTATGCAGTGCAGTACGACGCCTGTGTCGCATCTAGAACAATGTCGGCCACCGGTGCGGCCAGCTCGACGCGCTGCACGCCTTCGACGTGTAGCGCCGCATAGATCGCAGACTTGCGAATGTCGCGACCGAGCCGGTGCTGCGCGCTGATGTATTTCTTCAGCTTTGTTTTTGCTGCATCAACCACTGCCTCGCTTTCCGGGCCGGGGTAGAGATAGAGCGCCGCGTCGATGGTGTAATCGACAATTCCGGCAGATTGTACGGTCACGCGGTCAGCCACCGGGCGAACGTCCTCATCGTTCAGCGCTGCGCGCACCACGGCGAGCAGCTCGTCGGATGCCGCGCCGTTTCCCTCACGCGACAGCACCGACACGGTGACGCAGGCAGGCTCCGGGCTGATAACCGAAATATCTGCGACCCGCCCGTCGGCGCTACGGCCATGAAACTGATACGCGCCCGTTGACCCGGCCACGCTTAATCCTTCAAAAGCCTGCTGAATACGCAGCCGGTAATCGGTGTCGGACTCCATAACGGCAGGCGTTGGCGGCAGCGTGCTGTCATCGGCAGGCGTGATAATGAGTCGCTCTACATTGAAGTTTGCGCCCACGTTATCGAGGTCATGACTTTTAGCGTGCGCCAGCATGACCGCGCGAGCCGCCTCATTAACCCGCTGACGCCAGATGACTTCGCGATAGGCATTTTCTTCCAGGTATTTCACCAGCGGATCGGATTCAAGTGCCAGCGTGCGCGCAACGGCTTCCTGTTGCTCTTCAGGAAAAAGAGAAATCAGCGTGGCCTTTCGCTCAGCGAGGATAACTTCGAAGTCGAGCGTTTCGACAACATCCGGGGCGGGGAGCTGGCTCAGGTCAATAATCGGCATTGCATTACCTCACGGGAATGGTTAGTGAAAGAGGCTGGCCGGTGTCGGCATTTTCGCCCGTCAGGTTGACCACCATTTTTCCATCAGGCTGGCGCACGGTTTCTATTGCTGACAGGCTGACGCGTGGCTCCCACTTAAGCACGGCCATGTAAACCGCGACCTTGATTTGCAGCTCAAGCGCATCGGTCTGCGGCTGGTCAATCATGTCGAACAGCAGCGAGCCATATTCGCGACGCATCACCCGTGAGCCGACAGGCGTGCGCAATATGTCGCTCAGGCTCTGGCTAATGTGTTCCGTGTCGGTAATTGTCCGGCCATCGGTTCGGCTCATGCCGATATAACGGGCTGTCATAATGGCCCCCCTGTTTCGCCGCCGCTGTCGCCTGGGTGTTTATGGGTATGCAGCACTTTGCCATTTGAAGAAAGAGAGCCGCCGCTGTGCTCGATGTCACCCTTCATCGTTCCGCCTTTCTGGACTTCAATCGAGCCGGTAATCAGCTTGTTGGTGCAGACCACTTCAGGCGTATCGAGTGTGATGCGGGTATCGGCTTTGACCAGTACAAGCGGCACGGTTGCGGTAAGGGATTCAGATGCAGTGACGTCGGCGGTTTTTATGCCGCTGACGTTCAGTGCGCCAGTGTCGGGCTCGTACTCGATCACCGCCCCGTCAGGAAACGCAATATGCAGCGCATCAGCCGAAGCAGACGGTGCCGGGTAGTCATCCGAGAAAATGGCCGGCAGCACGAAAGCGGTGTCGAGCTCGCCGCCCACGGCCAGAATAATGACCTGCTCGCCCACCGAGGGCGCCCACCACGTGCGCGAGCGCCCGGCGCGTTGAGTCAGCCACTGAAGCCAGTCGGTCTGTATTCCGCCCGTCTGCACACGACAGCGCCCGGCATCAAGGTCAGTTTCGACAATGACGCCGGTGCGAATCATGTTACGCAGAGTGCGCGCGAGTTCCTGAAGAGTTGCGAGAGTATTCATGACGGAAAGGATGCCGCCGGGGAGTTCCGGCGGCAATCGGGGCGGGTTTTACCACGGCTGGCACAACGTTAACCGGCGAGGTATTTGATAATTATGCTCTCGACGAGCTGTTGGTCATTGTCTGAAAAGCCGAGTAACTGGCGCTCCGGATACTGCACGGCGGGGCTACTGCGCCCCGGCTTATCCTTAAGCCCTGACTGGTGAACACGCGCAATGCGTTGCACCTTCCCGGTAAACTCCACCGCCGCCGAGCTGTCATCGCCGCTGGCTTTGATGTACCGACTTGTGCGCAGCTTTGCGAACATCTCACGTTTGACGCGGCCTTTTTTGCCCTTAATCGGCTGACGTTTTCTCGGCGTGTACGCTGAACCATCCGGCGCCGTCTGCGATTTGATGCGCTTCTGTTGTCGCTGGCGCATTTCCTTAGCAATATCAGCCGTCAACCGGCGACGGCCAGCCGGTGACAGGGACGCGATTAATGCCTCCAGACGCTTTTCGAATGGGGTCAGCTCACTCATTCCATTTACTCACTAGTTCGCCATTGATATAAAGCTCCACCGGGCGAGTAACAGGTTCAGGGGGCGCTGGCTCCGGGATGTTTTCTACGTGTAGTGCTTTCTCGACCTGTTTAACAATGGTGCGCTCGGTCAGCAACAGACTGATACTGACATCGAAGCTGTTATCCGTGTTGATATCCGCATACCATGTGAAGCCTTTTTTGCGACCCTCCTCAGACGCCATGATGTCGGGCTGTTGCTCGCGCAGCCATGCCAGCACCGGCACGAGCAACAAATCGAAATCATCCGTGAAATCCGTTACCACCACGTTGAGCGTGTACTGCTTTTCAAAAGACAGTGAAGCGGCCAGCGTGGAATTGATTTTCCCGTTATCGATAAACAGGCGCAGCATTTCCGGGTTTTTGCTCAGCACCGGCACCGATTCGGTCAGGGCTTTGCGCAGGCTGTCGGGTTTCAGCATCGAGATCGTCCTGGCATTGTTTGACGGTTTCAACCTGTAGCGCGCAGCTCTCTAACGCGCGCTCAAGGTTGCGGATATCGGCGCTTAAGTCACCGTTGGTTTTCGGGTCGCTTCCCGGCATCGGGCAAAGGCTGACTTTCGGGCACCCGTTGTAGACAATCACCGGCTGAGGCGCAGGCGTTTCGGACGTGCAGCCGACGCACAGCATCAGGCAGGTCAGCGCTATACCAGCGGCGAAAGGCTTCATTTTCATTAAGCAACCTCGTAACAGTTTGTTCCCGCAACGCTTCACGCTCTCTGACCGCGTTCAGCTTATCGCGCAGCTGAACCTGCGCCCGTTCGTTTTTATCTGCCCTGGCATTCGAGACGCTGAGCTGATTTTTCAGCATGCCGATGGTTCTCTTTTGTGTACTGGCGACGTCGTTTGCCCTGTCAAAAGACGACCTCAGATTGCCGTTTTCATGTCGCATCCACAGCAAGCCCAGCACCGCGAGCACCAGTAACACCACCAGTGTTTTCATGCCATCACCCCGCCAGCGCTGCGCCAGACCGTCACCAGCTTTTGAAGGCTGTGCTCATGCTGGCCGTAACCTGCACCGGGCAGAGACGCCCAGATATTGCGGCAGCGGGAAATCGCGCGCTCAATACGCCCGTTGCGTAAATCGTCCAGCGCACCCCGCTCACGAATCAGCTGTATAGCGAGCTTGTCCTGAGACAGTGGGCTGAAATCAGGCAAATCGAGCTGTTGCTGATAGTGCGGCCAGTACAGATAGAGTTGCTGGTATCGCCCGGATGCCGTGGATTTCTCGCCGCGTCGGTTGAACACCTTCGCCGGGCGCCCCTGCGCAAAGGGGTGATCGCAGAAATCCGTGAAGACCTCTGGCTTACCATCCATCCCGGTGACAATGACGTCATAGCCGCGATTTTTGGTCAGCGGGTGCGTGGCCGTTCCTTCGGCATAAGCCAGCATGTCGAGGAATGCCGCGATATTCTGGTGCGTATTAATGACCGGCATCGTTGCCCCCTTTGAGCGATTTAATTTTTCGCTGGATAGCGATTTCAACCACCTGATAACCGGCAATACCGAGCATGGAGCCAATGCCACAAATCGCCGTAATAGACATATCAGGGAATTGCACCAGCACCACCCCCGCCACCATCGACACAAAACCTCCGAGCAACATGCGCCCGATAAAAAGGCGAGGCGTGACGGGCTCACCACCCGCTAACACTTTACCCACCACAATCATCGCGCCGATCACAAACAGTGACAGGACGCCTTTTTCACCCTCAGTCATATTCTCACTCCCACAAATTGATAGTTTCAGCGACGGGGGAAGACTGCACGTCAGGCAGCTCGACGGCGGTTCCATGCGGCAGAATCGCGCCCAGCTCCGCAAGCCCCGGATTCGCATTGAGCACCGCCTCAAAAGCCCCCTCAGTGCGCCCGTAATACCGGGCGCAAATGGCGTCAAGGGTGTCTCCCTGAAGTGCGCGAATGAGCATCAGATTTGCCCCACGATACAGCGCGACTTGCTCTGAATGCTGGCGACAGCCCAGCGCATATCCCGCCACATTTCATCGATAGTGCTGTCGATGCTGTCGGCCTTTTTGTCACCTTTGGCGCTGGCATCCACGCCCCTGTAACGCTCGTAAAGCGTTGCGGCCGTCATCGAGCAAACGGCGTTGAAGTAGTGGAAGACCCGCACGCTTTCGCCGTCGAGCTTATCGGTCGGCACGTCTTCCAGACGCTGATAGCCGGTGTCCTGCTGGTACTCGCGCCACGCGCTCAGCTCGGCGTTGGTTTCGGCCATGGCGGTCTTTATCGCGCGGCGCAGGCGAACCGCCGAAACGGTTTGTTCAAGGCGCATTTCATCCCGCACTCGCTTCGGATCGATATCCGGGAAAAACGGTGTGTTCTGGATGATTTGCTCTTCTTCTGGCACAGGCGGAATAACCAGTTGCTCACGCTGTTGCGCCGGGGTGTTTATTACAAGTGTCGTCATGACAACCTCGGATAATGGGTGGGCGGTGGACGCCGATCTGAGGGGGGGTC